TTTTCTCTGGGAGAAATCAGCCCTAGCGACTGGCCCAGCAGACGCTTACGAAGACTCTAGGGCAAATCCTTTCGTAAGGAGGTAGTTTTATGGGAACGACACGTTTTACCGGCCCGATGATGTACAGCGGTGAGGGCCGCACCGTGGCCAGCGGCACTTGGTTTAAGAACCTGCCGCTGCAACTGAACCCCGATTATGTGGTTCAGTTTGAAGACTTCACCGGCATTGCCGTTGATGGCACGAATGACTGGACCTATTCGCAGCTTACCAGTGGCACCGGAGCTATTCTCGCTGATGCCGTTGGCGGCTGGTATGAGATTGCCGGTACAGGTTCGGATAATACCGGCGCGTCCCTGCAAGGGAACGAGATATGGCAGGCGGAGGCCAGCAAGAAGCTGTACTTTGAGACCCGCATTGTTTCGACCGATGCGGATCAGATGGATGTCTTTGTCGGTCTTTGTGAGAATGGCGCTCTGGCCGTGGGCGTTCCGTTTGCAACAAACAATCAGATTGGCTTCCTTGTAACAGACGGCGATGCCTCCATTAAGGCCATCTGCGATAGCGGTGGTACTGAGACCTCGACGGATACGGGCGTTGATTTGGCGGATGGGTCTGTTTCTGGAGGCACCATCTCTGGTGATCGTCGTTTGGGTTTCGTGGTGACCGGTACAGGTAAGGTCGAGTTCTATGTTGACCGCGTCCTGAAGGTCACGACCACCGATAACATTCCCACTTCGCAGCTTACGACATGGGTTGCTGCGGTTGCTGGCGAAGCCACTGCCAATAAGGTTGACTGTGATTATCTCTTCACGGCGGCCCAGAGGCAGACCGATGGCATGGTCCAGTACAGCGATCAGGTATAGAGGTGATCCATGGCTGCACCTAAAAAGGATTCTGCTGCTTCAGCAAATAAGCCTTCTAAGAAAGAAGAACTTCCTCCCGAAGGGAGCGCTGCTTACAAGGCGCTGGTTTTGGCCGGGAAGGTGAAGGCTGGTTCTAAATGAGGGCGGGGGGCATCTCGCCCCCCTCTTTCTTTATAGGAGATTCTCATGGCTGATGCAGTAAGCACAACCACAATTGAAGATGGTGAGCGGCAACTGGTTGTTCAGCTTACCAACCTTTCCGATAATAGCGGTGAGGCAAAGGTCACGAAGATCGATGTTTCTGCGCTGGCCACGGATGCACGCGGTAATTCCTGCAATGAGGTTCGCATTCAGGAAATCTGGGGACAGGTCTATGGCTTTGACGGCGTCCAGCTTTGGTACGATGCAGATACGGATGTTGTCGCGCTTAATTTGAATCCCGGCTGGACATATCAGGACTTCAGCAGCGTGGGCGGAATAAAGATGTATGGGACAAACCCCAATGGGGACATCCTTCTGTCAACCCTGGGCACTGAAGCCAGCGGAGACGCATATGAGATAATGATCAGGGCGGTTAAGTATTACGATTGACCGGTAAATTCTTGTTGAAGGATTTTCGTATGCCGGAACAGTCCGCTCTGATCTGGAATATTATTCTGACCGGCGTAGTCGGTTCGTTCTTTTGGTGGGTTCGCGGTATGTCTCAATCGATCACTGATATCCGGCAACAGATTTCCAATACCAGGGAGGAAGTCGCCAAGACCTATGTCACCAAGCCGGAAGTAGAGGTGAGCTTTGACAGGATTCTGGAAAGGTTCGACCGTCTTGAGGAAAAGGTGGATAGGGTGCTTGCCGCAAAGGCTGGTATTTAGGCAATGGCTGTTTCCAGGGCACAGACCGGGAAAGAATTGAAGGGCGGTAAGGGCAAGCGCAAGGTCAGCACCGTCATGTCGGAGTACAAGAAGGGCAATCTGCATAGCGGCAGCAAGAAGGGTCCGAAGGTGACGAGCCGGAAGCAGGCCGTGGCCATAGCCATGTCAGAGGGCAGGAAAGCTGCCAGAAAGAGGTCGTGATGCCGACTGTTGGTAAGGGCAAGAAGAAAAAAGTGTTCGGTTATGGCACCGAGCAGAAGAACGCTGCCGCTAGGTACGCTAAGAAAACCGGCCAGAAGGTCAAGAGCAAAAAGACGAAGACGAAGTTACTCTGGATATCGTTGATATCTGTGAGGAGGCCTATGAGCGTGCCGGTCTGGAGATGCGCAGTGGCTACGATCTGAAGACGGCGAGGCGTAGTCTCAACCTGATGTCCATTGAGTGGATCAATCGCGGCCTGAACCTGTGGACAATAGAAGAGGGCACGCAGGATATCACTGCCGGTACGGAGACTTATGACTTCCCGCCAGGAACAATTGATTTTCTGGATCAGATGATCCGCACGGATGCGGGGGAAACCAACAATCAGTCTGATACGTCGGTAACGCGCATATCTCCCATGAGCTATGCTCAGTTGCCGAACAAGCTGCAAGAAGGCAAGCCTCTACAGATTTACATCCAGAGGACGACAAGCCCCCAGTATACATTGTGGCCGGTGCCCGATGACGCGCAAACTTATAAGCTGGTTTACTGGCGCATCAGGCGGATACAGGACGCCGGGACAGCCGGAACCAATACCTATGACGCTCCTGATCGGTGGCTTCCTGCTCTGACCGCAGGGCTGGCCTATTATGTTTCCATGAAGAGACCGGAAACTGCGCAGCGAACCCAGTTATTGAAGGCGGTTTATGACGAACAGTTCGGCTATGCCGCTGACGAAGACAGGGTGAAGGCTTCGCTACAGCTTGTCCCTGGCGGCTACGGGTGGTTGTGATATGAGCAATAGAGTGGTTGGGAAATATGCTCTTGGGATTTGCGACCGCAGCGGTCAGACCTATAAGCTGAAAGACCTTTACCAGCAGATCGTGGACGGCAAGGATTCCGGATTAAGAGTTTCTCTCTCAATGCTTGATCGGGACCAGCCGCAGAATTTTCTCGGTGAGTTTCCGATCAATGATCCGCAGACGCTGCCGTTTACCAGGACCGATACGAATATCGTTTCTCAGAGGAGGATCGCGTGGAACTGGAACCCGGTTGGCGACAACAACGGTCTCTCGGCGTTGTATGGATTTTCCAGCCAGACCAGCACGCAGGCAACCGGCGGGGTTGGCACTGTCACGGTGTCGGTAAGTTAGCGGGGCGGCCATGAATTATTCCACACTGGTACAGGCGATCAAGGATTACACGGAAAACAACGAGACCACTTTTGTCGATCAGATGGACGAGTTCATCAATCAGGCGGAGCTTCGCATTCTCTTTGATATCGATCTTCCGTATTTTCGCAAGAACTCTACCGGCACGACGACGGCCTCAAATTCCTATCTGGGCAAGCCGACAGATTTCCTGGCGTCCCATTCGCTGGCGGTTATCAGCAGTGGCAATGTTTATTCCTATCTGCTGCCCAAGGATGTTTCCTTCATGCGGGAGGCGAACCCCGATACGGACACGAAGGGTCAGCCCGAACATTATGCTCATTTTGATGATTCCACTTTTCTCCTTTCTCCCGTGCCTGATGCGGCATACACCATGGAGCTTCACTACAAGTACAAGCCAGCGGGGATTTCCTCAAGCAATACAACCACTTGGCTTGGGGACAATATTCCACAGGCCCTATTATATGGCTGCTTGGTAGAGGCCTACACCTTTATGAAGGGCGAGCAGGATATCATGCAGATGTATCTTGGCAGGTATCAGGAGGCCCTCATGCAGGCCAAGATGCTTGGCGAATATAGCGACAGGCGTGACGGCTATAGAAATGGCAATCCCGTCTATAGGCCTGCGTGATGTTTGCGGCGCATGGAAGTATTGGCTCGCCAACTGTTGTTACCAGTACAAACGGGGGCTTGTCGGCGGAGCAGATCACCACGCTTTGTTGTAATAAAATTGTGCAGGTTAGTGAGAACGCGGCACCAGAGATAAAGGAACAGGCCGCAGTTTTCCGCGCCCGGTTGGAAAATGTGGTGCATGGATATGTCTTAAAGGCCATGCAGGAAGAAAGAGAAACCTGTGTTCAGTTGGCTGTCAGAGGCGGCTATCCGGAATTGGCAGAATTACTTAGGAGTTATTAGAGATGACAATTACGCAGGCGATGGCCACGACATTCAAGAAAGAGCTTTTATTGGGGGCGCATGATTTCGATCTGTCTTCTGGCGATGCCATGAAGATTGCGCTATTTACCAGCACGGCGGCTCTTAGCGCAACAACCACTGCTTATGCCTCGACAAACGAGACAACCAACACGGCGGGGACTGCGTATACGGCGGGCGGCGCTACCTTGACAAAGGTGGACCCGACAACGAGCGGCACGACGGCCTATGTTGATTTCGCTGATGCAACATGGGCGACGGCGTCCTTCACGGCGCGGGGCGCTCTGATCTATAACACAGCCCCGAATACGACTTCGATTTCCTTGACCAACCCGGCGATCATCGTGCTGGATTTTGGCGGCGATAAAACGGTTTCCGCAGGCACCTTCACGGTTCAGTTCCCGACAGCAGATGCGACGGATGCGATCATCCGGATCGCCTAAGGTAATTTAGAATGTCCTCTGTTAGCGGGTTCGGGCGGGTAGGATACGGCGATGGGCCGTATGGCCAGCCTGGGCCTGTATCTGTTACGGGGATTGCCGCCACCGGGGGTGTCGGCTCTGTTGTAATAGAGACGGCTTATCTTGTAACAGGTATTGCGGCGACTGGTGGGGTTGGCAGTGCCGTCATAGAGTTGGGTGTCCCGGTTACGGGAATTGCTGCTACTGGTGGTGTAGGTAGTGTCGCCATAGAGTTGGGCGTTCCGGTCACGGGGGTTGCTGCGACAGGATCAGTTGGTTCGGTTGGTATTGGCATAGGGGTTGAGATTACCGGAATTGCCGCCACTGCATCCGCAGGGACTATAGACTGGTGGTTTGTCGATGATGGGCAGACGCCAAGCTGGTCTGGGATAGACGATTCTCAAGACCCCGGCTCATGGCCCTCAGTGGATGGTTCGCAAACGCCGGGTTGGACAGAAATAGCTGCATGATAAGGGCTTGAAATGACAAGTACATATACTTCAAATCAGGGTATTGAAAAGCCCGCAACTGGCGATCAGTCAGGCACCTGGGGCGGCACTGTCAATACCAACATGGATATCATTGACCGCGCCATCAGCGGCGTCGGGGCTTTGACATTGACCGGCTCAACCACGACCCTTACTACCACGGACGGTACGCTGACCGATGGCATGTACCGTGTGCTGGTGCTTGGGGATGGCGGCGATCTTGGCAGCGACAATACGCTCACGATTTCTCCGAACGATCAGGACAAGGCATATCTGATCTATAACAATTTGACAGCCAATCGTAATGCGATCTTCACGCAGGGAACCGGTGCGAACGCTACCGTGGCAAACGGGGCGACAGCCTGGATTTATGCTGATGGCGCTGGTTCTGGCGCAGCGGTTCGTGTCGCAATGCTTTCCACGGAAATTTCCGATCAGGACGGCGACACCAAGATACAGGTAGAAGAGGGCGGCGACGACGACGATACCATTCGGTTCGATATCGCAGGGGCCGAAGACTTCACCATGACGGCCAATACGTTCACCGCCCTATCCGGCAGTGACATTGCAATAGCTAGTGGTGCGACAATCACCAATAGCGGCACTGCAACCGGTTTCGGCGCTGACGCGGAACGTGCTATTTCGGGCGTCCTTCAAACCAACGCCAATTTTGTAGATCAAGTCATCTTCGGCCCCTCCGTCGATGGCATGGCATGGAACGGGGAGTGGAGCAAAGCAAGTGTATTCTCCAGCCTGATGCTGGCGACTATTGAGGATGAAGGCAGTAACACCGAGATTAATATTTGGGATTTAACGGAACAATCGGCTGGAGCGATTAGCACCACGCCCCTGGCAACTGTTGATCTTAGTGCGGCTGCTACTCCGACAGCTATAGCGGCTTCCATGGGATATCTCATAGTCTCGTCAGAAGACGGCATCGCCATCATCGACCCACATTCTGGCGCATGGGCAGAACGAACGGTTGGCTGGCCTCGCACATTGTCTAGCAGCACGACACCGGCACTTGTCGTAGCTGCTGTTGCTGCTGTTGCTGCGACAATCGATCCGCAAGCTCCGTATGACCCCCGCACAGGTGGAAAGTTGCCGACTTTTGCGGTCGGATACGGGTCAGGAACGGTTGTTGCATCAATACTAAAAGACAACGGCACGGTATTGGACAACACGGCGCTTTCATCATATTGCAGGACATTATTTGCAAGTGCTGATGGTCGTTTTTGGGCCTTCAGCAACGACAATAAGAACTCTACATATCGTCCCTCCTCTACAGTAACGGCAGACGGTAATTTTTCATCTAATAGCTGGACAACTACCGACTACCCCGGCACTCTCGCTGCTCATTCGGCGTCGGATGGTATTCCCAATCTTGCGGTTCTTGGCGGAACTAATGGAGTAGATTTTTACAATACCTCTGAAGTCGGACCTGCCGAATATGATGTCCAGCGCAGCGCCTTCATACGAGCAACAGTTACCCGTGCATATAACACTGGCTATAACGTCGGTGATATAAGAGGTACATGGCTGGCCAACAGCAATACAGTTGATCGAAGCTACAAGGGCAACACCCTCACGAACAACGGAACGGTTCCAACCGCTGCCGTGGAAAGTGGGGCAGAACTAACTGCATACGGCCCATTTTCCACCAGCAATTATCTTTCCAGAGCTAGTGATGCGGATTGGGATGTTCTGGGCACTGGTGCTGTTTATATGTCTTGCTGGGTCAAGTCATCATCTTGTGTGGCGAGTGAAGCAATTATGGGATTTTCTAATTCCGGCGCAAGCATTCGTTGCACAATGACATGGGCAACCACCAACGGAGACTTTACTTGGGAGCTTCAAGGCGCAAGCGCAACAGTTTCGCCACAAACAAATACGACTGGTTATGACGATGGTGCGTGGCATAAAGTTGATCTAGTTCAGGTCTCCAGCACAGAACGATATATGTATGTAGATGGTGTTTCGGCCGATACTGTTAGTACAACAGATTGCGGTTCTCTTTCATCTTCAGGTAATCTGCCGTTCGCTATCGGGCGTCTAGGTGGTTCATCTGGTCAAGGTGCAACGACAACCAGTGCTGCACTGGCCCGTCTATCAGCCACCGCCCCATCCGCCACTCAAATCCGCCAGATGTACGAAGCAGAAAAAGGCATGTTCGTGGCCTCTGCCGAATGTCTGCTGCAAAGTGGCAGCACCGACGCCGTGCTAGATGTCGATGTCGATCCGCTGTCGGGCAAGGTGCTGGTCACGCAGACAGATGCCATCACGGTGTTCGACGGGCTGGTTGTAGACAGCAAGCCCACAGTTAATAGTGGCGCAAGTGAAAAGGGCAAGTTGTGGGGCGACCTACGGGCTGAGCAGAACTCCGCAAATGCATACGTCACGGCACCGGCAGTTGATCAAAGGCAGGTCAATGAGATGGTTCGGGGGCTGGCCAGTGATCTGCCAGCCGGTCCTGATCTGGGGAAGGCGAAGGCGTGGCTCTCCTTTGATCAGGCTACAAATACAATTTATGCCTCTTACAATATTAAAAGTATTACACTTGCAGCTACAGGGAAAACCAGCATTACACTTGCCCAAAACATGAAGTCAGTGACAAATTCAGACGCCCCTAACTATGTTATTGCATTAGCAAGTCAGCAGATCAGCGGTAATGATCATGCACAGTTCAATAATGTGTATGTTGATAGTTTTAATTTTGAGTTTAGAAACGCTGCTGGAAACCTAGTAAGCAACACGGGCTGGACGACATTGGTTGTATTCGGAGAATTAGAAAATGAATGAATTAATCGTTAACGCAGACGGCACGGTAACCACCGTCGGTGATGCCGGATCAGTCAGCGGTATCCTTGCTGAACTGGTCGAGGCCAATACCATTCCCGCTGAACGTGACGCTGATGGCGTTATAACTAAGGAAGAGGTCGTACCCGCCGCCGATACGCTGGCCGTCGAGGTCACCGCCGCTGATCTGAAGACACATGAGTGGCGGCTACCAAAGGCCCGCACAGAGCGGCTGGAGGAAGTCCGTGGCGCTCGTAATGCGAAGCTGTTCGAACTCGATGACGAGGCTAATCAGGCGCTGACCGGCAGACCCGGCGTCAGGGCTGTCGCAGATGTCGAGGCTGCGCGTCAGGTCTTGCGCGATCTGCCGCCCACAGCGCAGAGCCATCTGGCTGGGCTGAACGATACCGACGCCATCACGGCTTACGTCCCTAGCGAGCTTGAATAGGGCTGAGGAGCAGCCCGAATGCCTCTTTCTAGAATCCAGTTCCGCCCCGGCATCAATCGCGAAAGCACGTCTTTCGCGAGCGAACAGGGCTGGTTTGATTCTGATTTAATCCGGTTTCGAAAGGGATACCCCGAAAAGATAGGCGGCTGGTCAAGCATCAGCAGTGGCTCTATTTTGGGGACGGTCCGGTCTCTCAAAACGTGGGTTA